ATTTTATTAGCCTTAATTACTGAGTCATACTTTGCAACCATTTTCGTATTGATGTACTTTAATTCATCAATAGAGGTATTTAAAACAGAGTTTGACTGTGTAACCTGTTCGAAGTTATCAGATAGTCTATTGCGATCTTGTTTAAGCCTGTTTTTAGCCTTAAATAGCCAGAAACAAGTTAAAGACAATAAAACTATCAGGATAAACTTCCAATTCGATTTAAAGAAATTTAATGCTACCATTTAGTTTGTTTTAATGTTTATTTGAATTACTGAAATATCAATATAAGTTTCAGGGTCTTTAGTGTATGTCAGTCTTGAAAATCCCGAACCTTGCTTATATCCACCTCTGTAAATATCAATTACGTAATGTTTTCTTCTATGAAATGTTTCTTTTGTGCAATCTTCATTTATTTCACCTCCAACATACTCGCAAAAATCATTAATCATTTCTTCGACCGTTCCGACTTCTTCAACCCACGGAATTGCAATTAAATCTAAGTCACGGTTTAAACTACCATGCAACACTAAATTATATCCGTACTTAAGAGCAATTTCTTTTAGCGGTTCAAACATAATCGCATAAAATGATGGCTTTGCATGAATTGGTTTATTCATTTGGTTTAGCCTCCTGTTTAATTTCCTGTTTCTTCTGCATAAACAGAAAGGCCATTGCAACCCCCGCAATTTGAATAAATAAAGTACCGGCTGCTGTCGTTACTATGATCACATCAGCGTTAGGTTTTGACAATCCGGAAACTAAAACGAATCCTGTAAATACTAGTGAAATTATCACAACAATAAAAGCAATTAAACGTGAACTGCTATTATTCCCTGAAATGCTTTGAAAAAATCCTGAATTCATAATTTTATTTTTTAAGGTTTAACGTAATCCAATTTTAGTGCCGATCATTCCGGCCTTTGTTCCACTCATTCCCACTTTAGTCCCTGTTGTTGGTGTCGGAGCTGGCGGTGAAGGGTCTTGAATAAGTGCTAAATATGCAAACGGTTGAATCGTTATTGTTCCTGAGTACTTATTATCGGACATATCAATCGAAGCATACGGCAAAACAAAGTTTTTAGGTTCTTTGGTGTCATTATAAAGGAAACTCAAAGTAGATAGGTCTTTGCTTTTATAAGTGCTTGTTGCTTCAAGTCCTGTAAATGTTTTCCAATTTGCTAAAGTGTAAGATGTTGAGTGAAAAGTAGGCAAAACATAAAGGTTAAAAAATGTAGTTGTTGCCGAATTGTCAGCGATGAAAGTATTGTTATTCGACGTGCCAAAGGCTATGATATTATTAGCCTGAGCGTCCTGTAATGAATAAAAATTTTGTGTTCCTACGTCCTGAATTAGGGTGTTATTGTAAACAGTGTTTCCAGAAGCGGTGTAATACGTTCCTAGTAAAGTCTGATTTGTAACATCAATACCTGCTAAGCCAAAGTCGCAAAATACATTATCATGTACACTATTATTAGTAGGCATATTCATATGGATTGCCCACTTATCTACATTGTAAACGATGTTATTATAAAATTCTACGTTGTTTGCTATGCCGTCTGAATAAAGGCCGTTCGATGTGCTATTCGCTATGATGTTATTATAACACTTCTTCGCCGTCTGCGGGGTTACTGACTCGAAAGTGTATATCCCACCACCATCATTCAAGCCTAAAGTCGGATACGTGTCCACCACGTTATATCGAACTATTGAGCCGCTCGAAACGTAGTAGATAGGTACATATCCGGTATTTGTAATGTTGTTATATTCAGTTATATTATTAGTTCCTTTGGTATAAATTGCATAATGCGAACCGCCACCGGACTCACCCATGCCAGCATATTGCCCGCATCGATCAAATGTTGAATGACCAATATATGAACCATTTGAAATGATTGATATTCCTGTTCCGTTTACATAGCTAATCGCACAACTATCCACTGTTGTAATAGTTGTACTTGATGTTGCTGTTAATCCAAGTAATCCGGTATTTTTTAACGTGCTATTTCGGAATGAAAACCCGTTTAAAGAAGTCATATAAATAGCTGCCAAGTTGCCACCCTGAACCTCTACATCTCGAACAGTATTGTAGCTTTTACCTGTACCATAAATAGTGTAATCAGATGCGCCCGCCTTAACTACAAAGTTATTCGGGTCGTTGTTTTCAAAGTACATATAAAAGTCTGTCCCATCGCAGAACCAAGCCCCTTGATAGGTGCAAGCTGCCAAACTTCGCTGAATGTAGTATTTATACCCACCTGAACTTTGAACCGCATAACTTGAACCTGAAGTATAAGTTAAAGTTGTTGTTGTATGGTTAGTAATTGCTCCCCTGTCGATAGTCCAGTTGCTTTTCCAAATTACAACTTCTGCACCCGTCCAATTCGGCAAACCCGTTAGCTCATTATCAGTAATTGATGTTATACCTGAATAACTTTCAAATGTAGCGTTCCCATTTTGTGGAAATTTCCCCATCGAAACAGAAACACCGTTAATGGTTACCACATCGCAATTTGCTGGTATGCCAGAAACCTTATAAATTTTACCTGAGTGTAAAGTCCATCCTGTTAAAATGGTCATTGAAGTAATGATAGGTTTTTCGCCAGTTCCGTAAGCACCGTAAATAATCGGACTGCCTGAAATACTAGACTTTGTTAAGGTCAAAGTACCTACAAACGTATCCCCTCTTTTAAATAGTATCCGGTCTCCGTTTGCAAATGTAGTAGATGAAACTTTAGCAAGTGTTTTCCATGCTAAAGCAGTCGTTAGTCCTGAATCAGAATCGTTTCCGTCTGAATCGCTAACGTAATAAGTTGCTGAATTTCCGATTAAGAAAAACAGCAACAAAGTGAATAATGATAGTATTTTTTTCATTGTACTGCCAATATTTCAAAAGCTTCAAGGCTTGCCGTTTCTGTTCCATTTGCATTTTGAATAGTTACAGTTACCGTAATTGGCGATGCCGTATCTATTGTAAATGTAGATATAGTGCCTGATGTTCCTGAAACAAACGCCCCGGATGCTGCACTTGCTGCATACATAGCAACCTGACTAGATAGACTGTTTCTATTTCTAATTATTGAATAAGCCTGATAACAAGCGCACGATGTTACACCGGCCTGACAAACTTGAGTTCCATTAAATTTTACTTTTATGGTTTTTGAGTTTGCGCTATTTGTTTGCCCGATAAGCATGGTAATATGAAAACTGCCATTAACTCCGATTGAATTAGCCGGAATAGTTGCCGTTAATACTGTATTTTCGTTTGTATTTCCGGTGTTATTTAGCTGAACGTTGCTAACTACTACTTTATGAACAGAACCGGTTAAAGCCGATTTAGTTGCTAATAAAGCAGTAACCTCTGCTTTAGTATTAAAAGTATCCTTTAACTGAAAACCTTGATCAATTTGAGGATATAGAGAATTTGCCTTTTTTACGGTCAAATACCCACCTAATTGCGCAAATGTTGCTAATCCAACTATGACAAACAGCATAGAAAATATTAGCTTTTTCATGAGTTTGCTAAAGCAGTAATTGCGTCAGTTACTTCTTTGTTTGTGGTGTATCCGGTTACTATTCCGACTGTCCATTCTGACGGCAAATAAAATTTAAACATTAGGATATCACCTTTTGCATTTGGGCTAAGTTTAATCCCATCTGAGTTAGTAATGTAATCAGCTGATGGAAATTGTTTAGTGTACGAATAAGCCCCGCCAACGACTATTTGATAATCGCCATTTGTACTTTTTGTTAAAACTACTGATTCTGCCATAATTTTTATTTTTAAATGTTAATATTTTTTAGTTCAAATAGTCCGCTAGTGGAATTAAGGATTGATTGTTGTATAAATAGCATCCTTTATTTTTTTATTTCCCAATACTGTTGCATGAATACCATCTACCAAGTCAGTTAATGCTAATATTGCATATCCATCTATATAAGTAGTATAGGCTCTTGTTCCACATATTGAACTAATCTTAGTTCTGTAATCAGCCAATAAAGAAGGATCTCCAGTGCGCCTAAATGGTGAAATACAATAAATATGAATTGAATTATCGAGTGCATTTATAGCATTTACCAGATTTGTATAATAGGTTTCAAAATTTGCAGCAGTTGTAGAACTATCATAGTCGTTCGTTCCTACTGAAATAACTACTTTTTTGGATGTTGTACTTTGAAATAAAATTGTTAGTGCAGAAATTGCAGCATTTATTTTAGTAGAATCACCCGCTAATTCGAACAAGGAAGCCCCTGCCCAACCATAATGTGCTATATTTTTACTATTTTCAACTTTAAATAAATTTGCAGCCCCTTCAACCTCTGGATTAGTAGTTCCCCATCCAAGCAATACACTGTCATCAATAAATACAGTTTTTTCTGAAACCGATGTTTCTGGAATATTTGTCATTGTTGAAAATGCTCTAATTGAAGTTATGAAAGTTCCAATAAATGGAGCATCCTGAACCATTCCAGATATAATCTTTATTGTCTTAATACCTTTTGTAAATTGAATTTTATTTGTTGTGTTTGAGGTAAACGCAAGCCTTTGATAAAAAACTCCATCCACATAAAATGTAGCATAACAATATCCGGACTTACTTGCATATAATGTTGGATTTGCGGTAACGTACAGAGTTGTTCCACTGAATGAAAATTCATATTCTGAAAATGGAGTAATTGCCCTATGTGTTGTATAATCTGCTAATTGAACAGAATTTTTCCAATTTAATTCATTATATTGAAGTGACGAATTAACCCTACTCATAAGTAGATCACATGCATCGCTTAGTATTGAAATTTGAGAATCACTTAATGATTTTGAAATTCCTATAATACTAACTTCTGATGTTGTATTTTCAGCAGCCGTACCTGAGTTATTAAAACACAATTCCCAAATTTCTTTATCAATTAACGCCTGTGATGCAACAGATTTGCTTACAACTTTTACTTTTTCCCTCCAAATGTCAAAGTTTGCTGAACTTGTTCGATTTAAAATAAATAGTCCGACATGAGAAATAGAATCAGCAGAGTCAGCAACAGTACCTGAGTTATTAATTCTATTAGATACCATTGTTCCGAAATTATGGGTAACCATTGTAATTCCGGTAGAACCATTCCACGCACCTAGTTCGCATTTACCTTGTATTCCTAAAGATTTTTTATATTGCCAAATTGAAGCATTGTTTTGAGAGTAATTAATAGCTATATTTGGTATAATTCCTGTTCTTATGTATCCCGTTGCAGTTCCGGTAATACCTGAAAATTGTTTAAATGTTGGCAACGAAGCACCACCAAGTTGCAAACTAACACTTGCAGTTTTCCAATTAATTAAAGCCTCTCCATTTGAGTTACTTTCAGTAACCTTAATATTAATCAAGTCTGAATTATCCCAAATTCCTGAAGTTTTTAATGTTTTTACAAAATCATTATAAACTACTGATAGTTCTGCACTTGGTTTAATTACCATCGCATCGTATACAGCTTTATATTCAGGTGTAAGGTTCAACACTGAGCCTTGTAGAACTGTTATTGCATCGGTAACTTCTTTGATTGTAGTAAATCCAGAAGTGTCATTAATAGTCCATTCGCTAGGTGCATAATATTTGAACATCAAAATATCTTTCTTAGCGCGCGGAATTAGCTTAACTCCGGCACTATCAACAGTATATTTAAAGTCTGGAAACTGTTTCGTATATGAATAAGAACCATTTACGACTATTTCATAATCCCCACCGATCGACTTAGTTAATGATATTGTTTCTGCCATAGCTAAAAATTTACTTTGTCACCTCTTAGACCGTTCTTAAATACTAATTTTTTATTCGAATTATAAGTGAATGTGTCGGCTCTTATTTCATCTTTCCTTAGGTAAACATTACGATTGTATTCGTCACCTTGCTCGATTAATAGTTCAAATTCCGTTCGTTTTACCGACTCTTCTTTGTCTGCTTTTGTCGTTAACTCTACCCAAATAGAAGTAATTGCAACGGCAAAGATGCCCAATAAAAATAGCTGAACTCCCATCAAAATATTATGCCTTGTTTCCATTTTAGACATGAAAGAATCGTGCTTTTTCTCCATGTTTTCAAACAGTTCATTACCTTTTTTTTGAAGGTCTGTAAGGCAAGCTTCGCATTGTTCCATTTCCATTCACTTATAAAATAAATTCGTTACTAAATTAAAAAAATAAAGTCACAACACAAAGACTATCTATTGCTTTCATCATTATTGTACACACACCTTGCGCCTGTTGTTAATGCTGACCATGCTGTATTATCCGTAACCTCAGGAATAGCATCCCCGTTGCGATATTTTGTTTCTGCAAGGTTATCAGCTAACCATTCCTGAGTACCTATGCAAATTGTTCGGTAAATTTTACCATCATTTCCGGTATATGTTCCGGTTTGGCCATGTGATAAGGTTGTATAGTCTTTTACCAATCTAAGCGAAAACCCGTACTTTAAATCATTATAACTGGCGGCAAAATATGCTACATTGTATCCACTTGATCGTGCTCTCCAGTTTGTAGAAAAAATTATATCAGAAGTACCAATTATACCTACGTTTTTTAAGTCAGAAAACGTTCCTGACGATTGTCGATATCCAGCTCCTCTAAAATTAAATTTAAGTGAATTAGTCGCGCCGGTATTTGGACTATTCCAGTAAGTTAAACCAACCTCTTTTAAATATAATCCTTCATTTCCGGTGTCTGCAATATAGGTAATTATTGTAGTTGTTTCAGAAAAAGACGGAACGTGCCAGCCACTAGCCGCAATATTTCTTGAATCGGTAGCCGCATAATAGTTGTACAAATAACCATATTTTACAGATTCAGATTGAGTAGAAACCCAATCAATGTAATCTTGACCGCTGCAATAAATAGATGTTACTGATAATAATAATGCAAAAATAATCCGTTTCATGTTTTTAGTTTTTAAGGTAATACAATATAATTTTAGCCCCTGTTCCGGCTATTGTTGAGCCTATTTGATCTATGTCAATTGTCATTTCAGCGTCATCGGCTATGCTTGAATCCGATATTACCGGAGGCGTTGCCGCTGTTTTGCTTGTTTTTTCAGTCGTGTCTATGCTTAATTTTGTCGATAAAATAGAAGTTCCGCCTTCGTTAATGTCAAAAATAAGAGTTGCCCCCGTTGGTGCTGTTGAAACTGAAGCTCTAACCTTTGTTATTATGCACTTTTCAGGCATTCTGAACGTCCTTTTTGCTGTTCCGGTAGTTAGTGCAGTCGTTTCGTCTGAAATAGCGATAGTGGTAAATAAAGTATCCGGTTGAGTTACCTGACCGCCACCGCCACCAAACTGAACGTTCACATAGTCTAAGTAAAGATTATGCGTATTTACTCCTGTTCCTTGATGGTTTATTCTTACTTGTACGTTAGTCGATGAAATATAAGCAGTTGAATTATAAATAGGAAACGAATACCATGCCTTTGTAGGACTAGTCATAAATTGGCCTAAATAATCCCATGCTGATGTATTGTAATTATAAGCCTCGACCCATAAAATATGCGAAGCCCCACCGTTATAATCCCCGTAAAACACAAATGAAGATAATTTAGTTACCCCCGTAAAGCCAAATGTAACCCTTAGCGGGTCTGTTCCTGATAGCTCAGTTATTTGTACATCAGTTCCGCCAACGTCACATAAATCAGCGGCTGTTCCGGCTACTAAAGTGCCTCTATTTACGGTCATTGTTATAGGGCAATAGCTAACTGAGGCCATGCTTTCAATCTTATCATAAATGGCATTTTTTGAGGGTGCGACTGAGTCAACACCATCCCAAGTAACTCCGTATGCTTCATTGCTGATTAAGTCAGGCCAAATATTATAATCGAAGTCAAAGTATTGATGGTCTTCATCCCAAACAGGTATCTGCCCTTTGGTTGTCAATGGCGTTCCGTTAACGTCTGTTAGTTCTTGCAATGTTACGTGTTTCTGATTTAGTACTAAAATACTTCCTGTTCCGACTGCCCCTACTATTGAAACCGTTGCCACAACATCTGAATGATGTGGTGCAGATGGTTCTACATTTGTCAATTGTCCTGCAACTGTTTTAGAAACGTAAAGTTTATCATTTTCAACCCATGTAGTGCCCCAATTACCAGAACCTGAATAGTTAGTTTTGATTTGCCTAACGTAACCTAAAATGGTAACAAAGCCCTCTTTTAAATCTCCGGTTGTTCCAAAAGTTGTAGTGGTTATCCCGAATATGCAGGATGTACTTTCGGCATCGCTTCGCGCGGGCGTGATCTCAGGTAAATGTCCATGCCTACCGGAAATATAAACGGGCGTTCCCTCTGGAATTATTGATCCTGTGTTATTATATGCTTTTAATGGTAGTTCTTGCCCTATTTGCTGAGTAACTTTGCCCATGTTCAAATCAACAGTACCATCGGCATCATTCCAATATAAATTACCTTTTTCCTGTGGCAAGTCACCACTTGTATAAGTAGTGTCAACCTGTAATTGCCACCCTTTAATCTGATAATCGAAAACCTGAGCTTTTGCAACGTATGCAAACAAGCTAATAACTGTTAAAATAAGTAGTTTTTTCATAATTTAGATAAATAAATATTCAATAATTACACCTAATAACGGTTCTTTTGGGTCAATAACTAACCCGAAACCAAATTCATTTTTAAACTCTTCTGCTGCATGATAGTATAAAACGTCTTGTTGTTTCCAACGTCCTGAAACTATTTCGCGCATACGATAAACCCTAATCCAACCGGCAGGAATCTTATCGAATTCTTTTGCAAAATACACTACAACGCTCGAACTTGCAAGTCCTGTTATACGTCCATGCTCGATATGTATTTCGTTAATTATACCGGTTGACCTTGAATTAACTATATTAACATTACCAGCGTATATACGCTTGTTTCTTGCTATTCTTGGCGGGTCTATTGTCGAAATATATACGTTACTCATATTGCAAATTTAGTAAACTATTGTCAATTCATCGGGCGAAATTTCAACTAAAGAGCATTCAACCATATTTTCATGATAATTGATTGATGCTGACTTTACCATCAGCTTTTTTGTGCTTAGATAAGATGTATCTGTTATTACATTTTGCAGACTAAATGCCTGTTTTAGCTTCAATCCTGAAAGTGTAATGAATCCCGATCTGTAATTTGATGAAAGAGAAACTAAAAGCAAGTCAGCGATTAATGCACTTTGACCATTACGATTGTAAAATAAAGCCGAATGATAACCCTCAGAATCTAACCACATAATACGGCCTCTGTCTGCAAATACTTTTTCATTTCCGCAAGTCAAAGTAATTTTTTCGCCTTCATTTTGAAAGTTTTTATCCAATAATCCGATAGTTTCAACGTCTTTATCAGGAATTTCATTACCGTAAATATCAGCTATCTCGACTTTAAGGTTTTTAATCCAAATTTCTTTTACATCTGGATGGTTTGTAACTGTTGCCGGATCATTGTAAGTTCTTGCATTATACTCTGAGTAGATTTCCATATCAAAATTACCTATTGTATCACCTCCTAATGGGAATATTTCAAGAAAGTTTCCTATCGGTATTATTAATCCTTGACCATTATTACCAAGTGGCACAAATTTATCAGCTATAATTTCATTCTTTCCGGTTGAAGTTCCTATTCCTATACTTCCTGGTGTTGTACTCCAACCTGTTCCATAAGTGTAGTATTCACTTCCAATCTTTATGACTGCCGTTATTGCGACATTTTGAATCTCTTTTTGTGCTTCATTTTCATCATATGGATTGTTCCTAGTCTTAACAAGTATTTCACCTGTAATAAACAAAGATGCACCGCGAATAATGCGAAGGTCAGTAGTAGGATTACCAACTGAAAGGAACTTGTTTATTTTAATGCCAGCAATCATAGTATTAACGCCTCCGTATCTAGGGTATCTTAAATAAAGTTCAGAATCAGCTGGGTCAAAATAATAGCTTTCCTGAAATGTAGGAGGATTTAAAGAAACATCATAAACTGAGTTTATTTCCCATGTAGAACAGTCATCTAACGTCCTGTAATAATAACCGTCTTTAGTGCTGAAACTTGATGGTATCGTTGAAAACTCATCCAGACTTGCTAACGTTTGGGGTAATGCTTCTTTCTCAGGATATGGAGAGTAACAAACTACTTGCCTGTTGAACCCGCCCGATAACTCTTTACGGCTACCTGTGCCCGCGTATTTAATTACGGATATGTCCTTAGTATTTGGAATAGCTATTGCGCCCGCGTACGCGCCTGTGGATTGAGTAAATCTCTTATAAGTTATGGTAGAATTGCGCGCTAAAGTGTCTATGTCACATATCTGAATGTTAGTATCTTCGAGCCTGATATAAGCCCCATAAGGTGCTAATATTGACTCTAAAACCTCTCTTAATGACATAGGTTTATTGTCTTCATCATAGAAGTTAGCGCAATTGATGTAAGACACGTGAAGTAACGACTCATTTACTCCCATTGATATGCCTGTTGTTGCAAGCGCTATCCTTATTTCGTTGTAAGGTAGGGCAATTTTATTCAAGCATATTTGAAGTATTTCAAATTGCGATTTAATTCCGGTATAAATTGATAAGTCATCCTGAACAAATGAAAACCTATCCATTAATGCAAAGCCATCGTTTCCGGTAATGGTAAACGGATAGTTAAAATCAACATCGTAAGGTTCATCAGTCATTTCAGTGTTTAGGTAACCCACCCAATTAAGCGAGCCACCTATATAATGCTTAACTAAAAACTCTTGCGGGTCAACATGATAAAGCCCTGTAAAGAATTGCCCGTCTGTTTTAGAAAGTAGATTGATCGTACATCCAGAACCCCTTACAACTTGAAATTTATGATCGATTTCAGGCATTTCAACTACAAAAGGGCTCATTGCACCTTGCACCTCAACAGCGGTCAACGTTGCACCTGTATCTTGCCATAATTCAACGGTATGAATCTCTGTTGTTCTAAGCTTTACGAAAGTGAAGTAATATTTTTTTTGGTAGCTCATCCTATTATTGAGTTTTTGCGGTTTGTATTATTCAGAACGCCTTGCAGAATCGTACCCCTAAGTTCAAATGTTACGTTTCCTGTTAAAGCGGCAACCCCGTTCGAATTATTGTAACTCGATTGTGAGTACCCTTTAGCAACCCCGCCACCGCCTGACATAGCTCCGCTACTACTACCTGATAGTCCTTTTGATGAAAGATTCGATATGGCAGAACCAATAGCAACCAAAGCAACACCGGCAGCTAAAGCAACAGGCCATGCGCCCGGCATTTTAATAGCTGCTTCGAGTCCGGCAGCTGCCAAAGCATAACCGATAACAAGCTGACCAAACTGAACCATAAACTTACCAACCACACCCAAAAGAGTTTTTCCAAAATCAGACCATCCCATGTCACCGGTAATCATTGAGCCTATGCCCTCTCCTAAAGCAGAAGCAGCGTCTGCCATTCCTGACTGAATAAGTGTGTTTAGGTCTTCATTAAATTGCTTTTCATCCTCTAAATATTCCTCAGTGAACTTTTTGTGCTTTTCAGCTACCATTTTATAATGGCTATCCATATTAGCCAAAGCATCAGTATCAATTGTTGTTTTACCTACATTGCTAGGCGTTCCTATTGGTGAAATAGGGCTTACACTTTCGCCTTTAAGTTCCTGTTTTAATATTCTAATCGAGTCTATTTCTTCCTGAATAGCTTTATTTTGCGCAATAATTGCATCTAATCTTTGCTTTGCAGTTTTAACAGGCTCAGGGTCTTTTAACTCTTTGTTTGTATCGGCAATTACCTCATTACTTACAACTAAAGATTCAGAAAGCTTATCTATGTCCTCACGTGATGAACCAAAGGCAGCAACTATTGATTCAGTAAAACTAAATCCGGCATCGCTAAATGTAGAAACATCCTGAAAGAAACTTGTAATTCCTTTCGTTGCTGACGTTAGTACTTTCGTAAGGCTTCCGGATTGGTTTTGCTGTGAAATGATAAGCTTACCGATAACCTCTTGTAAATTGTCGTATTCGTTAGCAAGTATTTTAAGCGCGCCTGTTCCAACTTTTGCGGCTGCTTCTGCCTGACCTCCGAAAGCATCATTTAAACCTTTCTGAATCATTGTTAAACGTTCAGTACTTCCGGCACTACCCTCTACCTGAATACCGTAACGTCCTAAAGCGTTCATTTGTCCGGCAAAGGTCTTGGTAACTAAATCGGCGGCACTACCTAAATCCATTTGCTTAGCAGTTGCAAAGTCCTGAATCAATGGGATAAGTGCTTTTATTTGGCTTTCTTCTTTTATAAATGCAGCAAGTAAAGATTGAGCGCGGGTTGTTTCATCATCTGAAAATAACGTCTTACCTTGTAATTCAACGGCCTGTTTTATTAATGCTTGCTGAACTGAAACGCGACCTTTTAAGGCTGTTAATAACGCTTGTTCTGCCTTCGCAGCCGTATCATAAGCAGCAACAGACTGTTTGGCAAAGTTCCATATTTCGTTGGCAGCGAAAACACCGGCTATCATGCCGCCTATCTTCTTCATATTATCACCGAAAGAAGATGTTTTCTTTTTTGCATCATCAATGCCCTTATCAAACCCTTCCTTTTGAAGCCCTAGTTTAACCCAAATATCCCCTAGTTTCATGTTATTTATTTTTATTCAAAGTTACAAAAAAAATCAACCCCTAATTTAGAGATTGATTTTTCAAATATGTAGCAATTACAGCAGTATTGCGAGCGTACATTTCTTCTTCTGTTAGTTGATCTTCAGTATAATCGATTGACAAAGGCCATAATTGTTCGGCTTGCTTTGGATGTTTAGCCCACTGATTATACTGTAAATGGAATAAAGCCCTAAAGTTTGCAGACATTACGTCCCGATTATGCACATAAGCTTGAATTTTTGTGTATGTTTCGGCCGGTGTCAGCTTAAAATATTCATCCTTTGAAAGTCCTACAACCCCGATACAAAATTCATACTCATCAGAGTAACTTACCGGCTCACTTTTTTTTTTGACGGCTTAACAGTTGCACCAAAAGACTCTGATTGTTTCCAAACTTCCATAATTTGGTCAATGGTTTCCTTTTTAGTGAGTGCCAAAGCCTTAAATAAACCATCTTTAGTAAAGTTAGGTTTCTTTCTTGCTTCTTCACAAAATGCCATAGCTGCATAATACAGACATTCGGTAAATATTTGGGCATCTGTTTTGTCCTTTTGGATTTCAACCATAGTTTTATTGCCGTGTCCTACCCACATAAGATAAATATACCTGTTAGTGAACAGAAAACCTATTTTGCGGGGCAAAGTTAGAAAGCCAATAGGATAAGATAGTTTTGTCGTGATTGAGTTCATAAGGTTTTATTTAAGCCCCCGAAGGGGCATATAAATTAAGCTCCGGCTACTGTTGATCTTGTTGGGTCACCTGTCACCTGCAAGTCGCAAGAGAAAGTAGATGCTGCATTGTCAGGATCCTCGCGATTCAGGTTAGAAACAAAGCAGCTAACTGATATCTGTTCTGAACCTACTACTGCGGTTGTTCCGGTCTCGTCCGAATACTGAACAAATGTTACAGTTACAGGAAGTCCGGCTTCAATTGTATCATAAAGCTCCCAATATCCGGCCTTTGTTGATTCTTTATCAGTCGATGCAATACCAGATACTGAAAGTGTATCAGTAATACGTCCTGATTCAAATTCAGAGTGATTGCCTGATGTTTTAGAACTAACTTCGATCATTGTAGCTGCTTTCGAATAAGAAAGCGAGTTTTGACCGACCAATAATTTTGTTGCTACCTTAATAAGTACTAATGTACCGTTTCTTTTTGCTGCCATAATTTCAATTTTTAAGCGTTATTTTATTGTAAAATTTAAACGTATTAAACCAATGTTTTGAACCCCTGTATCTGTTTCTAATTCGGTTGTTGTTGACTGAATAAGGCTACATTCTTCTATTGCATAAGGCGATGTTAACGAAAAAGGTGCAACCCCGTTTTTAGCTATCGAAAGAACGTTATCAATCTTACCAAACAGACCCACCAAAGAATCAACATCGTGATAAACTACCTGAACCAATACATCTAACTGATAAACAAATTCAGTTTTAGAGCCTATTTCTTCCTGATAAATCTCAGCAATATACACATAAGGATAAGTAACATTTGCTGCCTTTGGTATTCGTGTATAAACATTCAGACCCGTTGCCGTTGCTAAGGCCGGTACTAATCCGGTTAATAATATACTTCTAAGGTCTTTCATCTTGCAAATTTACCTGTTTTCATATCCTCTTGCATATCTTTTGCAACTGATTGCATAACATCCACGTTCTTCAAAGCCCAATATAAATAAGAGTCACCAAATTCAATTTTTCTGCCATAAATCACATTCGTGCCGATAGCAAATTCATTAGCTTCAAGACTCCCGCATTCAAAATCTGAACTATACGATTTGCCATCATTGTCTGTATATGTAATTTCGTTTCCATTCTTTAAAACACCAGTCATATTTTTAGACTTTATAAATATACTATTTTTCAGCCTACTTGTAACTATATGACCACGTCCTGTTAGTCTTAATTGCGCCTCAGTTTTTACTTTAAATGCAACCTTTAAAAGAGCATGATATGTAGATTTTGCGCCGTTCTCTTTTAAGGCATTAAGCTGCTTTTGAATATTATCAAACGATGCCTGATCAAGTTCTATTCTCATAACCGTTCGCTTGCTATAATTTGTATTTCTTTCTTTTCTTCATCTAATTCCTTAATTTGTGCTATCCTAAAGTTTCTGCCTTCGTATTGTAGGTCTTTAACCCTAGTAATATCATCAGATGAGAAGTATTTAAATGAAAACCTATAAGCCGATGTTGATGTTTCAAGGCCGTAACTCAAAGTTTCTGACATTGACAATTGATTAGCTGAACACCACGTCTCACGAGTTGTAGGAGTACCTTGCGTAAATCCACCAATCCCATCAGCAGTAAATGTTCCGGCTGTCACAATCGTAATACGTCTATTTAGTTTGCCTGTATTCATACTTTTTTAGGTTTATAAAAGAATGCAACCATACAAAGTAACATTATTAAAACCACTAATATTTCAGGATTATTACCCATTACATTAAACAATATTTAGCCAAATTTGCATAAGCATTCTCATTCAGTTCAACAATCGAACCCTCAAAAGTATTACCCCTGTTCCTGAGCTTTTCATCAATGATTTTCAACATTTCAAGTTTAATACCATCTGGGCAAGTTCCGGACGTTTCATATTTAATATAAATTCCAGAATCGGCAGTATTTGATACAAAAGTTGAATCAGGATAAATAATAAACTGATTTAATCCTGTCTTATGGTATGCTGTTGACACTGAACCATTTATTTTAACCTCGGTTATCGAGAGGTGTGCCGGATATGGCAGCTTAATTTCGTCTGCAATTTCCTCATCAAAGTATTCGATTGTCTTTGCAGTAATGGCTATTCCGGTAAACAGTTCAATCTGCTCACGAACGCCTTTAATCAGCAACGTGATTAACGTATCCTCATCAGTATAGTCAATCTTGCAGTAGGTCTTTACCTCAGCGGCTGTTAATGGTTCTGTTGTTACTGTTCCGAACTTAATTTGCATACCTTATTTTTTAGGTTTACGGCCTCTTTTAGACTCTTTAACGTATTCCGGTACGATTGCCTTGTTTTCGTCTTTTACTTCGACTGCATAGCCTTTTCTTATTGCCCATTCAGCTAAGTGAATGTTTTCATCGATTACTTCACCTTCTTGATGATTCCAAAGCGCGCGCGTGAGTTTAATTTTCATGTTTTTAATATTTAGTGTTGAACCGTAGAGGGGAAACGAACCCCTCTATTATTCCAAATACGGTTAATATACTGAAGGCTTTTTAATTATTACATTGCCTGATAGTACTGTTACCCCTGTTCCTGAGCTTACACATTTCATCCTAATGTACTTAAATGGATAGTCATTAAGAATCCAACTGTAAGTTGTTGCAGTTCCTGCATTGTTGATAGTCGTACTTGATCCATATTCGAACCAATTAGTACCATCATTTGAGGTCTGAATAGCAGCAGTTACAGTTGGCGTACCGGATGAATTAACGGCCTTAAGCTCGATACCTACAACATAATTAACGGTTAAAGCTTTTGGTGTAGCGAAAACCATATACTCAGTTTCGGTATTGGTAGTTGTGTCATTAACGAAAGCGGTAACGACTCCGGGCACTTGCGCATTAGCAAATACAGCGATCAACGCAAAGATGAAAAGAAAAACTAACTTTCTCATATCGATTAAGTATTAGTGATTTCAACAAGTGAATCAGCAAATGAATCTTTTACGAAAGCATTTACATCGGCATCTTTGATAACCAAAGTTCCGCGCATATACAGAGTGATGGTTTTAAGCATCTTTTCGGCATCGTCTTCGTTCTGATCCCATACTTTCAAATCCATTCCTTTTCTCATCCAGAATTTAGCCTTTTTGAAGTCGCCGACCAAATAGAAACCAGTTGGCACGCCTGTATTTTCGATAATCTGAACACGGCCAATTGCAGGGGCAACATTCAAGTGAGGAGGCCAAATATACTGACCATTGTCATCGCGTTCGAGTTCCATATCCAAAGCATCGTCAGGATTTAAAACAACGTGAGTAGGATTGTAGTGTGCTTTACGGATTTGTTTGATAGCGAATTTCAATACATCGTAATTGTTTGGAGTCACACCGGCTTTTAAGGTTTTGCCACCGGCATTAAATGCACTTGCAAGGGTATAAATACCATCGAATCCATTAACAGCAATAGTGCCATTGAAAATAGCGGCATCCAATTTAAGGGCCATAAGAGTTAACAGTTCGCCCTGAATTTCAGAAAGCAGCCAGTCAATGTCATCAATTGAATTGTTGGAAACTTTAATGAAAGCCAAAAGGTTCTGCATTGAAGTGTTTTTGGTTTCGTATCCAAGTACGCTTTCGCTTACTGAACCACCGGCCAAAGTTGTTTGAGTACCTTCAGTTACAAATCCTGAATTGTCAGTGCGAGTTTTGCGCTGAGTCCAGTAGATTGTTAATGCGTTTGTGAATCCTGTTGAGATAATGTCCAACAAGAAAGGCATACGGTCAGGAGCTTTTGAAACGCCAACTTCAAACTGAGGAGTAGGCAATAAAGAACCGGTAGTAATCGAAGCAGTTGCACTTTCCAAGAAAGCTTTTAACTCGATATTTACGGCTTTATCAGTTTTTTTACCACTGATTTGCTGCATAGAACGGATAGTTTCAATATCCTTTTGCAAAGCTGATTTCAGCTCACTTGCGAAGGTTACCACTTCTTTCGATGGGGTGTGTGACTGTTTTTGGATAAGAACATTCTGTTCATCCAATTGTTTCTGCATAATGGTGCGTTTCGCTTCCATTTCGTCCAAACTTTTTTTCAATTCGGCTGCTTTTGCTTCCAAATTTTCATTCATAGCCTTTTGCATTTCAGCTTGTTTTGCCTGAATCTGCTCGCCATGAGCTTTAAGAGCTAATTCTAATTCATTCATTACTTTTTAAATTTATGAGTTTAACAATTTCAGTATGTCATCAGCTTTTAAAGTAACTTCTTCTTCCGGCGGTTCTGTCTTTAACCGAGCGAGAACGGAAAGCGTTAAGCCCTTAAGCTTCATCAATTCATAGTTTGTATTTTCATTCCTGACAATTGCAATTAATCGGTTAAATTCCTTTTCGATAAAGTTCTTTTGATCTTCTGATTTCATGCCTTCAACCATTGCATATTCGTTCATAGCAATTGTTACAATACTAACTTCATACAGCTTTATTTCAGTTATTACCCTGATGTTTTTGCCGTTTATCTGTTCGTAATGTGATTCAATTACCTTATAACCGATTGAAAGTTCTTTGTAAATTTCTTCTTTCAGCTTTATTTGCAAGTCATCTTCGGCTGCGCTAATCATTACTGATAAGAATAAACCTTTCTGATCTTCCTGAATTATCAATATTTTGCCCACTGCATTATAAATGTCATGCTGAAAACAGAAAGCAATACGGCCTTTTCTGTCAACTAACGTTTTAGCAAATGCACCCTGTTTGATCTGGTCATTACCATCATCAATATCGTTGAATGTAGCCCCGTAACCGTCTATAATCAAGTTCCCTGAGTCATCAGACTTGAACCCCGATATAGTAAATGACTTAAATTCTAATTCTTTCATTGCTTTATATATTTACGTCCAAATTTACAAATAAATATTTGTGTTTTGCAACATACGATTAAAATTTTATTATTTGGACTATTTAAACGATCTCATGTAATATCGTACATCGGCAATTAATTACTTCGCTTGCTTCTCCACTAGGGTCGCCCGGATATAGTAACCCATTCCCAAAAGTTTCATCAGGTTTTAATCCTTCGCGGCTAATACTTTCTTGTTCAGCTGACATATGCGAGTCCCTAACGTGTTCTAAATGCGAAGTTGACCAATACTTACGGTATTCTAATCCGGTTGATTCGGCTGCGTATGTAGATGCCTGATTGCTTGCGCTTATCATTTCAGTTTGTGCTATACCTTGCGCCCGAGCGCGAACGTTTCCACTAATAGAATCTCCTATAACCTGAATCAATCCACGTCTTATCTTATCAATTGGCCAACCCTCTAATTCTGCGGTTGACATGAAATCCCGTAAAATAGCGTTAATCCGGTCTGATGTGGTGTTTGTTATGCTTTTAATTCTGTCTGAATAAACACTGGTAGTAACTAGGTTTTGCATATACCTTTGATAAAGTGCTAAAAACACATCATCTTCAGTCGATTTCTTTTCAGATAAATGCTTTCGAGTCATTTGGCCTAAAGGTGCTGACATCGGATAAAACGTTTTAAAGAACTTTTCAATAGGTTCTTGCCTTATTTCAATCTTAGTCCACATATCGGGAGGCAAATCCTTAGCACGTTCTAAAAACTGCCTGTATTGAGCAATTAATGCAGCCTGTGCAAGTCTGATTCCTTTCTTTTCGATCTTATCCCTTAGCCTTATGTATTGACGTTCAAATTTGCGGGTCGATTGTTTCATTTTTTAATGTAGTCCTCAAAAGATTTCAATGATTCATCAATAGGCTGCGTATAATCGGATAAAAACCCGTCACCCATTGGAATTATCGGTTCATCCATAATAGCTTCTTCAATCCTATTCTTTCCGGTTGCTTCTCTGATCTCGTTTCCGGTCCACCTTGCCCCGCGCATCCAATTAACTTTTATTTCCATGCCTTCCTGAAGTTCTTCAACCTCTGCATAGTCGAATCCAAAGTACATACCTTGATATTCTGACACCGGATTGATTAAACATTCAGTTAATGTTTGCGATACATTGGTAAGATTAGGCATAATACAGTCAGTCCATGCAGATTTTCGGGCAGTATTCAGGTTGTTGTATGTCTTTTGACCGTATCCCATTAATTCGGGAGGTATGCCATAAACAGCACATAAAGCAGTGATGCCAGCATTTGAACTTTCGATTATTGACATATCAGTCAGCTTTTGGCCTAAATCAAGCTTTCCAAACTTATCTTTAAGCACTAAAGGCAAAGACCTGTTGTTCTCTTTTGCAGCGTTTTTGATCTTTTTTACAATGTCATCCCTTTGTGGGTCTGTCATCCGGTTCTGCATTGGGTCTGAACCTGTTTCCTTATAAAGTATGTAAGGTGGACCTTGATTCTCGAAAGCTTTAGTTTCTGTTACTTCGATCTGATTAAGCTTTGAAACCGTATTGGCAGCGGCTCTAAGCGGACTCATCCCATGCAACGTTCTTTCTTCTTTCCAATTCGGGTTAAACAGCTTAGAGTGATAAACTTCATCAACTGTCATTTCGGTTTGATAGTTTCCTGTAACAATATAACCGCGAACAGGGTCGAAAATAGTTCCTTCGATTATTTCCACGTCACCAGATGGCAGCATAACAAGCTCAGCAACCTTACCCTTGTTTAATCCGGCTGTTATCGATGGTTTGTAAATGAAGTATTCGCCAATCGTTAGCCGATAAATCAACATTTGAGTAATAAAGTCATCAGTTATCGTTTGCGCGTTTACTTTATAAAGGAACTTGTTTAATTCATGCCCCTCTACTTCTTTGCCGTTTTTATCGTAAAGCCTTAAAGTAGCCTGTTTACGCATCGCATCAATTCTATTGATTATCGAATAGACTGATGTATTGCCCTGATATCCTTTCTCAATGTATTCGGTTGGATCGTCTTCGATTTGATTAATGACACCTGAGTGAATCCAATACTCATAAACGGCTCTTTGTGCTATGCTTTTTAGCTTATTTCCGAATAAAAAATCAAACATTGCCATACTTAGAAATTTTTTACTAAATTACAAATAAAAATATAAATTACAATTCATCATATGAAACCGTTAAAGAGTCTGAATTAATATAGTCCATTCTTTCGATTATTCCGGTTAGGCAGTCAGGTGCATCATCGTGCTTATTTGCGCTAAATTTGCGTTTAAAGTTAACCACATGAATGTAAAAGTCAGGCCAACGTACAGACCAATCATCAGGAAAAACTATTTTTTGCTTTACAGTTGCCGCTTTAGTTATTATTCGGCTCTCTTTATTCTCGGACTGATGAAACCAATCAATATTAACCCTTCCATAGACCATATCTTTAATTTTACGTGCAAATCCGCGCCCTCCGTTATTGCTTTCAATATCAGCATAGTGAACCTTGTTTTTAAGCAATCCACCGGCTACTAAAGGCTCTGTCACTTCCATAGGCTCGTTAGTGTATCGAATATCTACTATATAGGCCAATCCATCAGCGCAAATGTCGTAATCAATCGAACATAGATAGTCGTCGCCTGTATCGGCAGTATCAGTGTAATTCTTTCGGACTATTGCATCCGGTTTAGTTATGTATGTTCGCCAATTTGAGCCGTAAAGTAATCCGGCTGCACTCGTAGGGTTACCTTGATATAAACATTCAAACTTAATATTATCGCCCGTCCTATCTGCAATTAGCTTTTCAATGTTTTGGCGTTCTGGATATAGCGGCTCTCCCCTTTGTCTAGGGTCTAATTCGGTCGGTTCGCCTGTTTTTATGGCCTCAAAGTTAATTTTTATCCATTGCTTAGGGTCTGCATTTTCAATGTCTTCCCATGTTTTAGCATCTACAACATCCTCACGCTTCTCTAAATACCCTATTAAATCCTCCTCGTGCCACCTAGTGAATACTATTAGTTCAGAACTGTCATTATGCAACCTGGTTCTAACTACTGTCGTGTACCAATCGATAACATTATCTCGAATAGTAGGGCTGTTGCCTTCTGCATAGTCTTTATAAAGGTCATCCATTATCATTATATCAACAGGGTTACCTGTTAACGCTCCACCCCTACCAACTGCTTTTAAACCGCCAGAATGCCCTACTATTTCAAACTCATCAGCATTTCTTAGGTAGTTGCTTGAAACGGTTACGACATTTGAGCTATTTAGGTGCGTATTGGGAAACACTTTAGAATAGTCAGGGTTATCTATTATTCTTTGAATGTCGCGGTTAAATTTACGCGCTAAACTTGCGTTATATGAAGACACCGCAATCTTAAGTTCTGGATTAACTCCAAACATGAAAGCGGGAAGTCTTCTGGTTGACCCTTCAGACTTCCCATGTTGAGGCGGTACTGTTATCATTAAACGCCTTATTTTGCCTTTTGCGAATAAATCAAGTATTTTATAATAGTTTTGATGAAACCAAGTAGGCTGAAACTTTGCAAAAGTGTATTCTGTAAACGATAGCAAATTATTTCGGGCTAAATCAATGTTTTTTTGATCTATCAGTTGCTCAAGTTCCTTTAATTCGGTATCTGTAATCATTAATTTTATCAATTTGATATTTTGCGCCGCGAACCATTCGCATTATTGTAAGACAAAAGTACTTTTTACTTTCAATTCAACACTATTTTAATAGTTTTGCTTTTAACTCCTCTATTCGCTTTTCCCTTTCTTCTGGTGTCATACTCGTAATACTAACCTCCCCAGAGTGTTCAGTGGCTATTTTATCCCCGTACTTTTTAGGGTATAGTTTAGCCATTAACCATTTCCGAGTATCAACCCTTAACCTATCACGATTGATAACGTTATTATTAACAACTTCTCTACCATCAGGCAATACAAGTATGTCATTGTCAACTGCATCGGCGATGTTAAGTGTTTCATCTGCCATGCGTTCGGCTCTTAATTCAGTCGCGCGCGTGTACCTTTTTGACTCATCTACGTTTGAATCAATATAAGCGTAAAACGTCTGACTTGACATTCTATTCTTTAACGCTGAATACAGAGAAGTTCCATTCTCTGCGATATCGTTAATTATCTCATCGAATAGGCTTTTTATTTCTTCTTTGCCTTTAGGTGCTGCCATTATTTATATTTTAAAATGGTAAATCGTCTTCCGGTTCGCTTTTATGGTTACTGTATGCCATTTCTGACGGTGGTAATCCTGAGTTTTTAACCGGACTTTCATAAGTTGGTAGGTTTTCACTTGCCTGATTTGGCTTACTTCCTAACATCTGCAAACTTTGAACTTCGATGAAAGTAGTGTATTGCTTAACGCCTTCTTTATCCCATGATTGAGTCTTAAATTTGCCTTCAATATACACTTGCATTCCCTTTTTCAGGTACTTTTCGCATATGTCTGCAAGTTTATTTGATGCACGGCAATTAATCCATTCAGTAGCTTCTTTTTGCTCTCCGTTCTTATCAGTCCACTTTTCAGAACAGGCCAAAGAAAAACTACTTACTTTGAAGTTTTCGTTTATTTGGCGGGTTTCAGGGTCTTTACCTAAATTCCCTATGAAAATACATTTGTTTACGCTCATTGTTTTACAAATATTACTGAGGTTTCGTCTGAACGTTCGTTCGATGTGCAAAGTTTAGTATTGCATATCTTTAAATTATTATCATCGTCATAATAACATCCTTTGCAATACTCGCTTTCAATTACTTTCAGCGTGACTTCACCGTCCTGAAATATTTCTCCGATTTGTCGTTCCATTTGTTGATTTTATATTCACAAATATACTAATTTTTAATTATTTAAAACCGGAATCAGTCTATTAATTCCGGCTAGCAAAAACAAAGTTCACGGCTGATGAATGAAGTTTTTAAAATTCAAGCCTATTCCGCTATCTATTGTTCTAAATAAATTTATTAACTTTGAATGTTGATTTTTTCATAGGTTTAGTTTTAGTTAGGTTTACCTCCGGCTGTTTGGGTCGGAGGTTTTCTATTTAAAACTTTATTTTATTTTTATCATTACGAGGTTATCCTCGATATGATGTATTTATTTTTTAAGTACTATTTATTAATAGTTTCATACTATCTATTTGTGTGGCATAGCAGAATAGCTGTCTGTACTCAATAATATTAAGATCACAAAGCCTTTTTTTATCGAATGTTTTATACATATACTCCCATTTATTTACTTCATTCCAATCAAGTAGGTAGTAGTATCCTCTTGCTGCAACTTCAGTGCCATCTGATAGTGTTTTCATAAGTTTTCTATTTAAATCTCCCCTTTATGTATCCGCATTCCTTTTTTTACCTTTTCTTCTTTACCCATTTTCCGGTAAGCTACAGTCTTTGCATCAACTTGAATAATTTCAAATCGTTGGTTCTTTTCCCACTTTTTGCGCTCTTTGACTAGCTTTTTAGCTTTAGAAATGTATTCCATTTCCTCAGTAACGCAATTTTCATGCTTGTTAGGATTCCGTTTCATAGCTTTTCTATTTCTTGTTTTACTTCTTGCCAAAAACTAATTGTTGAATATTCTGAATCAGATTGTGGATTACATTTTAATATTTCATCAATAGCAATTAAGGCACATTTTTTAGCAGTTCTTTCTCTTTGTTCTATATTTACGTCAGATGCTAATGTTCTATACTTTTTAAATAATTCTTCTGCTTTTTCTTTTGGTGTCATCTTATTTGTTGTTCAGATTGTTAAAAATTTGTAGTCCTACTTTGAATAGTATTACAATAGCTGCAATTACGATTAATCCGTAAATAACGGCAACGCAAGTGTCAAAGCTAAGTAATTTAATGAACGCTAAAGAGGTTGAAAAAAGGTAGTCACTTGCTGCTATAAAAATGATTACTAAAAAGAATCCTAAATATGACAAAGCAAATATCCAATTGATTTTAGTTTTTGGTTTCATTTTGTTACAGGTTTAAAGTCTGATTTATAAGCTAAATATGTTTTTCCTGAATTATCTGTAATCCAAATCAAATCGTTTCCAATTGATTTCATTTCAGCCATTTTATAAGTATTGCCTTTTGTAAAATATGGTTCGTATTCTGTTGTATTGCATACCCATTCGATTACTTCTTTTTCCGGCTCTTTTTCAACCTTAGTAAAATGCCCTTTCTTATCTCTTGGCTGATCTTTTCGGCTGATCTTATCATGAAAAGATTGGATTATTTCTTCATCAGCATCAAGTAAAAATTGTAGTTCTTGCTTTTCGTGGTTAAGCTTTTCATTTTCGAGCTTCAAAGAAAGTGAGCGGGTCTTTTCGTTTTCGAACTTAGTTTGTTCGCATTTAAGCATGAAATCTGAATAGTTGTACTCAGTTTGTAGATCACGTTTCTTTTCGTTGGTAAAGTACCAACACGCTGCTAAAATAAGCATGATTACTAAGTCTAACAAAGTCCATGCGTTCCAAAAATTTGAGATAAAGTTGTTCATGATGTTTAGTTTTAAAGTTTATGAATATTTATGCAATTTGATTAATACATGTCATACATGTCAAATATTTAAATAAACAGTCCAATACGCAATTTTCAATTATTGAATCTTTATTTATTATTATAAATTCAATACCAATGAATGACGGAATAACATTAATATAAGTAATAGAAACTTCTGGGACTTCTGTGTCTGTATGAATTAAAGATGAGATAGTAAAATAAACAGAATGAACGCCAGATTTATCCCTGTCTAATAAACAAGCAACAGTACCTGCGAACTGTTCTAACAATTCATTATTAAGATCAAAAACAAGCTTATTTAAATCTGTATTAAGATAGTCTAAATACTTTGTAAATCTAGCTGATGATTTAATATTTTCACAGTCAGATGCAATTTGATAAATAATTGATTTTTTCATTTTGTTTTTTTTTAATTATTTAATTCTATTATTAGAGAGTCTATTAACTCACAACACTCAATATATGTCCTTTTAGTAATAACATATCCACGATAGTTTAAGGTATAAAAAACTCCCGAATAAATTGTAACTCCTTTGTATTCTAATTTAGTTTTCATTGTGTTTTAGTTTTAAAGTTTATGCCCGTCATCCCGATAGCAAAGGGTTAAATGAGCCCCGAAGGGCTTTTGTTATTCAATTACTTTTTCTCCGCTATTTACCTGTTTTAAAAACTCTTTAACGCTTAAGTAACTTTTACTACTTGATCTTCCGGTTGAGCTTGTATAAGTATTATTACTTATTAAATTTACTCTTTTTTCAGTTACTGATGTGATAATATGATTCATTGTAACTGTTTCCAATTTACCGTTAGCATCTGTATAATTCCAAGATGTTGTTACTTTCATTCCTTCTTTTAAATCTGTTGCGTTCATGATGTTTGTTTTTGTGTTATTTGTATGATGTAAAGATAAAACAAAAGTTTAATATACACAATACCATGAGCAAAATATTTTAGATGTTTTTTAACACATCAGTAATTATTCAGAAAAAAGCCGTATTTGTCCTGAAACTCTTTATCAGTTTGCAATAGATTTTCAACTGTTTTAATGCTGTTTAATACAGTTGCGTGCTTTTTATTTCCGAAATAAGCTCCTATACCTACCAGACTTGACTTTGTTTTCCTGAACGCTATATAGTGGCAAATTTGCCTTGCATTTACTATTCTAGGCTCTCTACACTTCATGTTTATTTCATACGGTTCTAATCCTGTATTGTCGCAAACTATACCCATTATCTGTTCAAATGTTAGGTAGTTCGTTTCATGCCTGTTTTTAATGTCTAGTTTTAGCGTTATCGAGTCCTGATCTTTGTTCAGTTCGTCAATAGCTTCTAATACTTTTGCAATTCTTGATTCAATGCTCATTTTATCTTAGTGTTAATTGGTTAATGTCAATTTTATTCGTTTTAGCCATTTTAATAGCTTTTTTATTGCTCCAGTACTTCTTAGACACCCAAGCGAACTTTATTAGTTGTACGTTGCCTGAATTGTATTTAAAGCCTTGTTTAGTCCATTGCTTTATTATTCGATTAGTAAAGCGGGGTAAGGAGTCGTAATAGATTTTCATAGTTAAAATGGTGCATCTTTATCGGTTTCGTAAAAGCTTGTATTTGGAGTGAATTGTCCTAAATTTACAGGATTATCCCAAAAATCAACTTCTTTTGATGGTGTTGTATTTAGCCAATCGGTATTATCAAACATTCCAGAAGGGTCAAAACGTCCGTTAATTTCATTGTATCTTAACTCACTAACTCCCTGATGCCCTAAATGCTTAAATTTTATCTTTTGCCAATGTATTTCAACTTCATCAATCATTGCATTTTTGTCATCTCTTAACCTGTGAGCTACAAAACCATAATCAGTTTTATTGTAAAAGTTTGCCGAACCTGAAATATTATAAAGCGTTGGCACTTCGCCTTTTTGCATCTTTGTTGGATGTGCAATTAAAAATACCAAAACATTGTTAAACCTAGCGAAATTTACCAGAATATCCAAAAATCTGCTAACATATTGAGTTTCATTTTCACCTTTCTTTAATTGATGGTCAAGCTTATTATAAGGGTCTATAACAAGTATTTTAATTCCTTTTTGCTTAACGTATGACTTAGCTGATTTCATTATTGATTCGACTGTAAGATTTTCTTCATTCATTATGTAGAAAAAATTATCTTTTATGTGTTCATAAATGCTCTGGAAATTTGTTTTATCAGTTTCTTTTTTGAATTTTGAACCGCTAAACTTCTCATGTATCTTTGCGTAATGGTATTTTAAAGGATAGTTTTCAGGTGTAAAATAAGCTGCCTTCCATCCGTATAAATGGTTTAATCTTGAAATTAAATAATCAACAAACTCAGATTTTCCGCTCGATGGTATTCCGGTAACTGTACAAAGTCTGCCAAGTTCCCATGTGCAATATTTATCAATCTCATCTATCCCAATAGTTTTACCTTTTTGTATTCCATTTTCATACAAATCAATAATTTCATTGTATAGGCTTTGAACTTCGATATTACCTAAAATTGGAATTGGTCTGGCATCTTTTAAAATATCAGCAAATTCAAAACCTCCAATCCGGTTAAAGTATTCATTCGCATCTTTTGAACCTTTAAAATTAATCGAATAACACTTTTCAGCTCCGAAACGCCTGATAAGTTCATCTTTTAATTCTATGCCCGGTGCATCTACATCTGTTGCAAGATATATTTTTTCAATTCGATCAAATAATTGAATAGAGTTATCAAGATACTCAGCAGTATTTTTAGCCCCGTTTGGTACTGAAATAGCGTTTTTAAATCCGTTTTGTATAAAAGTAAGACAATCTATCTCACCTTCGCAAATAATCAATTCAGTGTTGTTTAAAATAGCATCGAAGTTATACCAAACTAATTCAGCATTCGAAACAAGCTTAAAAGATTTTTTTGGCCCTCGATATTTGATATTTATCAATTCTCCATTTCTGAAATATGGGAAACAAAAAACTTCTACTTCTTTTTGGAATTGTGGCATCCATTCGTTTTCTGAATAGATTTTCATCTCGACTAAAGTATCCTGAGTTATCATTCTACCCTCAAAATATTTAACAGCCTTATCAGTTAGCTGAGTTTTGTTTTTCCATTGCGGCTTAGTGTAAACGTGTTCAGTTTCAAAAGGCTTATATTCAAATAAAGTAGTTGAACAATGGAAGCAATAAGCAGTTTTTGACTCTGGATAAAATTCCAAATCCTTTGCCTTTTTGTTTTTCCTTGATTCAGAACATTCAGGACAAACATATCTTGCCTTTTTTGTATGATCAAAATTAAATTCAATTATTCGCTTTGTTTCTGAAGATTTATATTTCATAATGCTAAAACTCCCTTACTTCCGTTTCTGTTAATTTTTTCATTTTCTGGTTTAAACCAAACAGACTGCATTTTTTGTTTCCAATTTAAAACCTGATTACCTTTTGAATCTTTCCAATCTGCAACAGAATAATAATTGAAAGCCTTTTCTCCTGACTGTTCAGAATATCCATTTTCTTTGAAATATTGTTTTACTTCTAAAATTGTCGGAGGTGTGAAAACCTTTGGTTTTTTATTATACTTCTTTAATTCTTTTTCATTATTATTATTCTTTACATTATTGTCTGTTGTTGTTGGTTTGTTGTTAGTTTGTTGTTCGTTTGTTGTTTGTTTGTTGTTCGTTTGTTGCAAGTCCTGATAACTTTCATATTTGCAAATAGTTATCTTTGTTGCTAGTGTGTTGCTATTTTTTAAAATCATTTCATCTTTTTCAAGTAATTTTAAAAAGTGCCTGGTTTCTTGTACTGTTAAATTAGCTGCTTCAGATATGTTTTTTAATGAGGTCAAAAACTCCCCTCTACTTAGTTCTATTAGTTCACCTGAAAACAAAATTTTAGATGTTTTGTGGTTTGCTCTAAATAAAAACCATATCCAAGTTTTCAAATATTTTTCATTTGACCAAATCCAATGATTCTCTAAAGACCTAAATAACCGTATCCATCCGGTTTTATAATTTTCTTCTGGTTCTGAAATTATATTCATAGTTAAAATCTTTTACTTTAAAAAGCTGATAATATCAATCAATATAAATTAACTCAGCACCCTCTATTTTAACAGTCTTTACACGTCCTGATTTAACCATTTTATCAATGGCAGCCGGTGTAACACATAGCTTTTTAGCGTATGCGCTCTTTGTCATTAATTTCGTCCTATCTATCTTTAAATTTTCCATGTTAAAATTATTTACTTTTTGGTGTAAAAATCAGCCGGTAATCAGCCGGCTGATAAATCAATCAATTAACCAAACACAAATGAGAACTTCAGAAACCCAAAGTTAAAAAACTATTTCGATATAAACAACATCTTTTGACCCTTTTTGTGAGCTGATTGTTATTTGCTCGATTATTTTATAATTGTCATCCTCAAAGATAATATCTTCAATCATTTTAACCATCGCAATAGTATTAGAAGCGTCTAAAGGCTTTAATTTGAAGTAAAACGAATAAGATACTTTATAAACTTTGTCCTTTCTTAAAACGTCCTTAAATTGGCTTTTAATAGTCCAATAATATTTGTCTTTAATTGCTTTTCGTTTTGACCAATGAACACCGGAATACCATTCGTTAAGGCTTATTTTTGGCAAATCGTTCAATGTAATTTTTATGGACTGATTTAAGATAGTTAATGTATTGTCGTTTGTCTCCGTATTGTTCATGTTCTTCTCTAGTTAAAGCCATTAAATTTTCTATATTGTCTTTTGTTTTAGAACCGCCCATACCTCGGCATTCGATATGATGGATGTCCTGAGATGGAAGTCCTGATATTTCAGATTTGCAGTTATGCCAACCTGAAACCGGATCGTATTCGATATTAAAAAAATCAAAATATTTTTGGGTATGTTTTTTCATAATTTAAGCGAGTAAACCGGATAAAGTGATTTTAAGGCTTTTAAACTTGCTTCCATCCGGTTTACTTTTCTGGTTTATTTACATAATTAGGATTTAAAACATTGATAATTGGCCATTTTGCTCAACAGCAGTCAAATGGTTTCTTTTATTTATCTCGAAATATGAATCTTTTAACTCGATTGATATTGATTTTCTGCCCATTTTAAGAGCCTGATAACCTTCTGAACCAATACCACCAAAAGGACTAAGAACCGTTTCACCGCGATTAGAATATAGCAAAATAATGCGCTCAATAACTCCAAGTTGAAGCGGGCAAATATGCTTTTCATCATTGTTACCTTTTGCGTTCATATATTGAAGCGTATTAGTAACATCAATATCCATCCAAACCGGAGAAGCATAACGCTGCCAAACTTGATGCGAATATTGCTCAGTCTTTCCGTATTTGCTTTCTGGGTCATATCCCCAATGTTCATTGAATCCGTTAACATCACGAGGGAACGTGTCGAATTGGTGCATCGGAACGTAATAAGTGAACCGTATATCATCAAGCTGAATCGGAGTTTCATTCTGTTCTTTTGTTTTGAAACAAAGTACTCTGTCAGGAAGTCCGGCGCGAATAATGCTCATGTCTTTTGTTACCTGTTTGTGAGCTAATCCGATTGTTTTTGTTCTTACGGCTGCCAGTAGTGGATCTTTCCAAATAGTAAATTCAGAATGTAAGAACATATCAAGTGATTCGAAAATGTCACCAATCATAGCCGAAAATCTACGAATACCGATAAATCCGTCACGTCCCTTCTGAGTTGGTAAATCCATGCAATGAATAGCAATGATACGTCCCGGCTTAATTACTCTTTTCAATTCGATAGCAAGAAATTTAAACTGCTCTACAAACTGATCATATCCGGTAACGTTGCCCATATCTTCAATGTAGTTCGAATATGTGTAAAGGTCTGCGAATGGAGGCGAAAATACAATCAAATCGACTGAATTATCACTTACTTCTTTAATCCTTTGTACACAATCACCTCTCATTAACCAAAAGTTATCTGATTTTAAATCTTCTGAATTCATCGCATAATTTGTTAGTTGATTATTTAAATTTTTTGTAACGGCTTTTACCATGTTTATCTGCATTTTTTCAAATGACTTTTGTTTATCTTGCAGAATTTTAAGAACATTAATCATCCTGTCAGTTGTAACCATATAACAGGTTACTTTATCTTTTCTGCCAAATCTCCACGATCTGCGCATGGCCTGATAAGTTCCCTCAAAACTAAAGTCAATCGAGTTGAATATTTGCACCCCGCAATTCTGATAGTTTAATCCTTGACTTGCTATTGACTGCTTTGTGATAAGTATTTGAAACTCATTATGTGCAAATCCAAGCAGGTCTTTTTCTTTTTTGTCGTTTGAATCAGAACCTTGAACATTACGGCAATTATACCCAAGTTCAGAAAGTTGCTTAAAGATATTTTTAGCCTCGTCATTCTGTTTAGTCCAAATGATTATCGGTTCAGTTTTCGGTAAAGACTCAACTATTTCAATCGTTTTTTTAATGCGTTCTGATTCAGTTTCCCGAAGCGATGAATTGTAATCAGTTGCATTTACTGCAATACCTGGAAACATTACGCCGTCAGGAAGTGGAGTAGAAACCTGTAATTCGATTATTTCAAGTTCAGGCAAATCAAATCCTGATGTTTTAAATCCAATATCTTTAGGATGCGAATACATGATAGCCCAAGTGCTGACAAATTCATAGAACTTTTCAACTGCATGGCCTTTTAATCTCCATTTTTGAGTCTGTTGCATATCGTTTACAAAGAACATGGCAAGCATTTCATTGTAAGTCATAGCGTCTAAAAACTGACTATGATTTCCCAATTCCATCGGGTCGTTAGGACTCGGAGTTGCAGAAAAACAGAACTTATAAGGCGTATGTTTGAATGAATTAATAAGTAAGTTTCTGAATTTACCTTGTTCATTTTTCAAAATACTTGACTCATCCAGACAAACACATCCATATTTCTCGACTTCAATGTTTTCAAGCTGATCATAGTTTGCAATACTTATTTCTGAATTTTCAGTAAACCATTTCACTTTAATTCCAAACTTTTCGCCTTGCTCAATTGTTTGACCAGTTACGGCTAACGGAGCTAAGATTAAAACAGGCTTTTTTGTGTGTAAATAAACCTGATGAGCAATTTCGAGCTGCATAGGGGTTTTACCTTGACCTGTATTTGCAAATATTGCATACTTGCCAGCTTTTAATGCTCGCTTAACTGTAAATTTCTGGAAGTCAAATAACATCGGATTTAATTCCGACTCATCAATTTCAAATCCAGACTCAATGACTTTCTTTTGTTTCGATTTTAAAAATTCTTGATAGTTCATTTGCGTGTTTCGTTAAATAACATTTTACTTTCTTTTTCTTTCTGCAAATCAATGCCATAATGCAAGGCCATAGATTCACAAACTATAACAATGTCGGCCAATTCTTTAGGGTCAAATTTGGTTTTATACATACATGATACGGTTAGTTCGCCTAGTTCTTCTCCTATCTTTTCGCAAAAGTCGAATACGCTTGTATTGTCATTAATTTTACCTCTGCGAACAGTGGCGTTATAATTTCTTAGTGCAACTTCTTCTGCACTTAATCGAAGTTCTTTTTCATCAAAAGTGACTATGCAGAATAGTTGGTCTGGTTCATCCGGTGCGATGTGAAAAGGCTCAACGGAAACGACTCCAGATAAGTCTTGAATGACTTTAATTAGGTTTGATTTCATAACGCCTTTTTAATTTCTAAATAACTTTTTTGTGAAATTCGCAAAACTACCACGGAACGTGATCCTATTTTTGAAACTCCCAATTTAGTAGCTACTTCATCAATTCTTTTTCTTGATGTTAAATGTTTGGATAATAATTTTTCTTTCATTGTGTTTGTTTTAAAGTTTAACGAAAGTACTTTTATTGATTGACTTGTAAAAGTTTTTAGGTATGTTGTAGAGCATTGTTTGTAATTCGGTTAAATGTGAACTACTGTTCTCCAAAATGCTCAGTAGCTTTTGACATTATTGTTGAAGCATCTTTTAAATCAAAATTACCCCTTCGCTTCCAATGTTTTTTTAAAGTTTGGTTAACTATCCATGCAATTCGGTCAGGAATATCCAATCCAACCATTCTAAAAACAAGATTTAATTTACTTGCTTCTATCTTAGCATCAATGCTTTCTTTTGATTCAGGGAATAACTCACTTTCAATATCTCGTAAGTCTGCTGCCAAACTAAACTGTTGGCAATCGACTGCTAAAACCTTGAATGCTTTAATTTTCTTTTTGTCTTTTTTAGCCGCTTCAACTAAATTTAAAAAATCTTGATGTTCCATAATTTTATTGTTAAAAGTTTTAAATAGGTTAAAATGTGAATTAAAATTGTGTTTTACTTATCCAATAATCGAAATTATTTGGAAAGTTTACCGTAAGTCCTAATGTGGCGAAGTGCCTACTTAAAACGTCTAAAATCTGGTTTATTTCGGCTGTTTTAAGCTTTGTGGTGCTTTCAAATTCAAATAAGGTAATCTGGATAGGTTTCCAGACCATTGATTTAAATAAATCGCTATTCCATGCTATTTCTATTTCCATGCCATTTATGCCACGATAACTAAATTCAATTCCGGCATCGTTTAAGGCATCAGCGCAAAAAGTAAAGTACAGATGTAATGCCCGATTTTGCAAACTTGATCTGGTTTGTTTGACTTCGTTTATCTCGATTAGTGCGCCTTTTTCTTTGAGGTGGTTAAACTGTCCGAAGGCTTGAATAAAACCTTCGGACGTGCTTAAATTGTACTGATTTTCCATTACAGAATTTTAATACTGAAACTTTCAGTAGTGGTAATTAAAGGCGGTTGTAAAAACTCTCCGGTTTCAGGATTAACAAGTTCATTAGGTTTGATGTGCTTTAAAAGTTCCTGACGGTCTTTTAGTTTCTGGTTTGCGTTATCGGATTCGGCCTGTAAAAGTACCAATTCTGAATCGTTGCAATACTGATAATTATACTTTGTCATGTTTCGTTTACTAATCTCACACCCGAAAATCTTAACCGTTTTTTCAGGATATTTAGCCAACTCATCTACTAATTGCTCTTTTATCGCTTCGTCTTTGCGAATACCGGCAATTATTTCTTCGAGTATTTTTAATCTAATATCCATTTCAATTGGATTAACTGAACCGCTTAATAGTTCGTCTTTTGCAGACCGGATAAATGAAGCTATTTGCGCCTTGTTTTCGGGCATAGCTTTGATCAATGATAGTGCTGAATAGTTTTCCATTATGATAGTCGTTTTTTTGCTGTATTAACAGCGTTAATGAATGATTGTACCTTGTGTAATTCGGGCATATTTTCCCAAACTGCTTTCAGTTTTTCAAGGTCTGTAATATTTTCAATAAGTGCGATTGATTGAGCTAACTGTTTTTCAAGTTCAGGACTTAATTCTGATTTTGGTTGTTCTTTTTTTACCGGTTGACTTGCCTTATTTCCGTCATCATCTTCATCGATATTTAGCCCTAAAATAGCCCCTAAAGCGTATCTTCTTTGGTAGGTAATTACAGAACCTAAGCCCTGAGGGTCGTTCTTTGTAGGTGTCATTTGATAGGTTTCTGAAATCCATTCGCCAGAATTGTGCATCAGCATTGTATCAAGTTCGTGTTGACCTTTCGGGAATTGCACAAATGATAGTCCGGCATCGGATAAAGGCTGCCTTATAATATCTAAAATATCGGCAAGGTTCGCATACTTTGATTTAAAAAATGGATTAGTAGCCGTCTTTTTGATTTTTTCTACTTCGCCCTGAAATTTACATAGAGCTGTTGCAAGTTCTTTAATTGAATCTGATTTGTTCATTTTAGTAAGTTTTATGAAATTCGTTAATTAATGCTCTGTTTATTCTATCTTCAAATACATAGTCTAAATTGCTTTCAATCCGGTTACCTTCTTCGTTAATAATGTAAATATCATTCGAAGCATAACGGCTAGGTTTGCGTTCCGAAAAGTCATCATCGATCAGTACTTTTGCAGTCAATTGGATAGTTGAGCCTAAAAGATTGTCAAACTCAAATTCATACCCTCTACGATCATGACATCCGGATTCATTAATAGCTACGTTTACAACTAGGTTTAGAATACGATTTTTTTCTTCTTCGCTGAAATTTACTTTTGTGATTTCCATTGTGATTTGTTTTAGATTATACTATAAGGTATATGATTAGCGGTTAATATATTACACATTAAAATCATTTTCAGCAATTGCAATTTTATGGCCTTTTTTTAATCCGGCGCAATCTTCTAATAATTCAACTATGTAGGGCTGGTATCCTGACTGTATTGCAACAAGAATTGAATTACTAACATTTGGTTTAGTTGAAATTTCACGGCCTCCATAATGGCGAAATGATGTAAATGATAAAATTCTTACTTTTACTTGCTGTCCGATTTCGATTTTAGTTTTCATTGTGATTTGCTTTAGATTGTTTAGCAAAGATAGTCCGATATATTTAATATACAAATTAATTTCATGTGTTAAAAAACATCTTTTTATATTGAATAAGTTTATTAACTTTGTTGAATAAATTTAAAGCTAAAAATATGAAAACAATTGATGAGGCTGTAAAAGAAATCTACTCATATAATGTTGATGAGTTTACTTGGATTTCAGATGAAAAAAGAGATGCATTTATTACAGGTGTTGAATTTGCTCAGAGATGGATTCCGGTAGAAGAAGAACTTCCGGAAAATTTTACGACTGTAATCGTAAAAGATGGGAAAGAAAACCCAATAAGATCGTTGGCATTATATGAAGACAATGAATTTTATCCTGATTTTTTATTAAAGCACAATCAAGTTACTCATTGGCGGCCAATCGAATTAAAATAAACTAAAGCTAAAAATATGAAACTAACAGATCAATTTAGAACATTAGAAATAGGCAAGTCTTTTACAGTCGAAAGGATTAAAAAAGACACGGTAACCCAAACAAGGCAAAGGATGCAAAAGGAAACAGGATTTACTTTCTCAGTAAAGAATGAAGGTGAGTTAGTGAGGGTAAAAAGGAAGAGCTAACTGTCTGCAAATAGCGGCAGGGCAGGATTACGGGCGGTGTCCGTTATTGTCAATCACGATTTACGCGCGAATAAATGAAGATCGAATACTAATACAGCCTGACTTGACCGCTATTTAGCTGTTATCGTTCCGGCTTTCAGTCAGTCAAATTAATACTTAAATAAATATTTATGAAACAAGTAATTGTCAACGGAAGAAAAGGAAAAACCACAAGTGTAATTCCTATGAAAAATGGAAACTTTAGCGTTTGGTTTGATGACGAACCAACAAAGCCAATTTTTATTAAAAAAGAGTTGGTGCAATTTGTTGCAGAAGAAATGAAAGTGTTTAAATTCTATTGTGGTGAATTGTATTATGCTTTTGCTGCAAAGACAAAGGAATTGGCAATTGCACAATTTGAAGAAGAAACAGGAGATAAATTTACCGTTTGTGAAGAAATTCCAGAACATGAGTGGAATAAAAAGATGATAAATATTTGGGAAGATAATGATATGTCTAAAAAACCGGATAAGGTGTCAATTCGTGAAATCATGTGCGGGACAGAACCTCAAATGATATTCACCAACGATACTGCGTCGTTTTAAACTGGACGATAACGCACGGCAATATGTGTAGTTGCCGATTATGAAACACTAAACGGTCGAACAATACCGAGGCAGTTAAAGCCTCGAAAGTTAGCAATCGGTACACAACGGAAATTATCACATATTGTTTGTTAACAACAGCATTTTATTATTAATAAATTATAAATATATGAAAGAAAATGAATTAAGAATTGGAAATCTAGTAACGGTAAACAATCCAAAATACCACCCAAAATTGAAAGGTGTAGTTTTACGTGTTACATCTATCTCACCAAATGGCGATGAATACTCAATAGGTTTGGAGCACATCAATCAAAAGCCAAATACTTACTATCAATCTTACTCTCAGTTTTTAAAGTTTATTGAACCAATTCAGCTTGAAAAAGAGGTTCTAAATGATAATTTTAAGTCGGACAATGGTAATTTCTGGATTGATTTACAAACGCACTATTTAGAGCTAATAACAGTGGGTAGTGATTGGTTCCCTATTTATTCTCAACTTCCTGAATTTTCTAGCGAAGAGGAACAGCGAGTCAACTTAAACTCAATTCAATTTGTACACCAGTTACAGAACCTTTATTTTACTCTAAAGGGTGAAGAGTTGGCAATCGCTTAATGTTGTTGTTAACGGTGGAAGCTACCGGCTGGGCTGGATACGGAGTAAATTCCGTCGAGAACCAACCAGGCTGAAGCGAGAAAAACCGCCCGAATACCACCGCTGCCAGACTTGACCGGTAGCTGAAGTTAACGCCAGATTTACATTTAATTCGATTTTTATGAGTGTTTTATTATCATTGTTTGATTACTCCGGAAACTGGTCCCAGCCATACGCTGAAAATGGATGGGACGTAATAAGAATTGACCGGAAAATAAAAGATGCAGACGATTACCAGCTATTTTCTAAAGATATTATGGACATTGATACTGAATGGATGTATGATAATATTTTTGAGAATTACGAACAAATAGACGGTATCCTGGCTGCGCCACCTTGCACCGATTTTGCAGTAAGCGGCGCAAAACATTGGAAGGAAAAAGACAAACCAAAGGAAACATTATTTGGAACTGTTGACCGGCTGGAATACTTTACAGAGTTAACCAGGCAAACATTAAGAATAATTGATTTGTGCCAACCTTTGTTTTATGCTATTGAAAACCCGGTCGGAAGAATTAAAAAACAGGTTCCTGAAATTGGTGAAGCCTGGTATTTTCAGCCTTTTTGGTTTGGTGAAAATTACTCTAAAAAAACTGGGCTTTACGGTAAGTTTAACAAGCCAAAACCAACAAATATTGTTGAACCGATTAAACATTCCTATGGAAGTAAAACCCAGGAATACGGCGGAAAATCGGAAAAAACAAAAGAGTTGAGAAGTATAACACCTTTAGGTTTTGCATACGCATTTTATGAAGCAAACAATTTAAAAAATCTGACTATGAAAAAGTTTTTTTGGAAAGACAAAACGGGCCGTGGATTTTCAAACACTCTCACCGCCTATGATTTATTGCAAATGGATGATGACCAGGATTGGAATGATGAATTTTTACATCAATTCGCTGTCAACGCTGACGAAGGCGACAAATGGGAAGATTCAGCCAGTGAAATTATATGCACCCAGGCATCCGATTAATTTGGCGTTAACGGTCGGCAATATGATGGGTTGCCGACTTAAAAGAACTAACCTATCAGCATAGTAATAATATCATAAAAAACAGGAACGATGAATAAAGCACAAAAACGGCAATCCATTATATTGCGTGTTATGCAACGTTTTTTAGTTTGGCATAATCAGACAACTTGCGAACACAAAGAATGGGACTGCGACACACAAATAAGAGTAATTGAATGTAAAAAATGCAAGAAACGTGCTTGGATAAGAGATTATCGAAGTCTGTTTTAAAATGTTGCATAACAATAGATATATTCAATAAACGTGATACAAATTATATGCAAAAGTCTGATTATATTGTTATTAGATGCGATGC